CATTTGTTATTGGTAAATCCTCAGTAATTACCAACTGATCTGGTCTGTAATCAATAGGGTAAAAGCTAGGAAACAAAGATTCACCACAGGTCAAAAATACTCCGTTTGGGTCATCAAGTAAAAGCTGTGTGTTGCCAGTGTTTTTTATATCTCTATGCTGATAAGTACAACCTACAACATCTATTTCTAAATTAGTTATTACAGGCAATACAGGATCAGGCTTGTATATCTCAGGAATATAGACCTCTGGAATATTAATTTGTCTTACACTAATCTCTGGTATTTCCATCTTTCATGTCTCCAATAGAAATTGACCAGCCATCTTCTCCAAACTTACCAACTTCTCTAATCTCTGGTTTTTTTACTTTTTTATCTAATTCTTGATGATATTTTTTTATGTCATGGTCTAGTTCAAAATTAAATCTTTTTATACGCAACCAATTTATAAATTTATCAACATAATATTTTATAAGTTTTTTTATAAATCCAAAAACCATTATTTTTTTGGCTGGACATACTCTGGAATAGTGCCGCCTGTCATATCTGGTAAAGCATTATTTAAAACTTTGGGCATAATGCCCTGTACATTATCAAGCACCTCATTCATAACTCTAGCCTTGAACTGTTCGCTGGTTACAAAGCGGTAAGCATAGTATGAGCCACCCAGCATTGACAAGGTAAGAAATAGAGACAACAATGAAGCTATCTGACAAATACGAGCAAACATGATTAGAGAAGCATTTTTAAAGGCATTAGTGCCTGTTACAATTATAACTTTTGCTGGAATATGTGCATTGGCTCCTTTATATCTAACAATGTCTTTTATGACTAGACAAATGGAAAAGGTTAATTAATCAGCAGGGTCGGCGGTATTTCCCTCTGCGACCCATGCGAGATATTCTTTATAATCGGTGTTTTCCTCGTCAAATGGAATAACAAATGTTGTTTTGTCATCAACAGTTTTTAAAACATTTTGTATTTTTTCATCAAAAGGGTTTTTTAGTAATTTATACATTTTTACAACTCCGCAGAAAAGAAGATTCCTTGTCCAACACTTAGATTATCCGATTGTATATAACCATTAGAAGTTTGTCCAGCAACTCCAGCCCCACCAGAGCCTGATCCATATAAAAGTGTTCCTTGTCTGTGGGCATAACTTAGATAAAGGGTACTAACATTTACTGTTGAAGGTGAGCTAAACGGAATTTGAATAGCACTTGAAACATTAAACATACTTAATGAAGGTGTAGTTCTCATTTGGTTTGGAAAAGACATATTCATATAAGGCGATGTTGTGTTCCACATTGCCACGTTTGATGGTAAAGCGTATTTACCCGAGTGACCTGATTCTTTTATGTAGGCTACATAAAGGTATCTTTGAGCCAAAGTAAGCTCCTGTGCGTAGCTGCGGTGTTCAAAATCTGTTGGCTTGCCTGATCCAGTATGATCTACTTCTAACTGAACTCCTGTAATTTCAAAGGTTGCACCATTTGTTGTGTACCATGTGGAAGTTTGATCTGGTGTTCTTGTAGCATTATCTGCCGCAGCCCAAGCATTTAAAGGTCTTGTTCCAGTTTGATCTGTACCTCTAAACATTTCCCATGTAATTGCTAAACCTTCTTGATTATCATTATTAAAAGTTAAATTTGAATTTCCAGAAATTTGCTTTGTAATTTTTGTCCAAGTATCAGCAGTTAATGTACCAGTTTCAGTAACATATCTTTGAGAAGTTCCATCATCAGTTGTAAAAGTATTATAAAAATTTTGTGATACACTTGATTTTACCCAATATGAAATTGTTATATAGCTTGAACTAGAGGTATAATTCCACCCACTATTGGCAATATCTTGTGCTTCAATTTTATATTCAAACGCAACTCTTGTACTAACTGCTGGACTACCATTATTTCCTAAAGTCAATTTAAAAGCTTTTCTAAAACCTAAAGAATAAGGTGTTGTTCCCGCTGCTACATCTGATTGTGACTGTGTTGCTGTTGCACCCATTGCAAAAGCGTCCCACGAAAATCTATCTACTGTTTCATAACCAGAAGTTGTAGATGACGAGGCTTTTTGTGCCAATTGCATTGCTCCGTTAACTATTATATTTCTATTACTTAAGTTATTAGTTACATTTGCAGTACACGTTCCAGAGGCATTATCAATAGTGATTGCTGGTGTACTTGCACCGACCCCTTCTAAACTGTTGACTTTGATCTTCGACATAATTAACTAGGTTCTGTAGGAAAAGTAACAGATGACATATCTAAGTTACCATTTGCGTCTAACTTTGGTGATGCACTGGCTGGCAAATCACGCAAACTTTGACGATATGTTTTCCAAGCTGTTGATAATGTTAAATCAGAACTGGCTCTCCAATCACAAGCGGTCAATAATCTATTTCTTTCAATTCTTAACAATCGCATTGGCTCTTCATTTGTAAGCCTTGTTAATTCAGTATCTATTTCAGATTCTGTTGGTGCGGTATCGCTCTCAAGCCAAGTTAATCCAGAATATTCTTCACCAATCCAAGTAAATTGTTTATTTGGTTTTAAACTTTTTAAAGCTTTTACTTTTGTATAAATCATGCACCTATTTCCTCCAAAATAATGTTTGAAGCTGTAATACTACTTCTTTGATACATAATTGCAGATGTGACACTTGTATCTGGACTTCTTATTTGCATTTTATATGTTATTGAATTACCCAAAGTATAAGTAGGTGCATCTAGAAAAATCATTGCAACACGTCCATACTCATTATCTGCCCATTGTTCGAGTTTCATATAAGCACCTTGTGCACCAGTATATAAAGATGTATAAGAGCCTCCTTGTATGGATCGAGCAATAGTAATTATAGAATATTGATTAAAAGTATTATTGTTTTCAGCATAATGATCTGCGTTAAAACTAACTTTTATTTTGCTACTAGCTGCTGTAGGTGTTATGGACAGGTTGTAGCCAGTTACATCAACAAGAGAAGTTGAAGTTGTAGAAAAATTAGCAGATATGTTTGTAGTTACAACTTGCAGAAGTTTTCCACCTGTATCTGCACCAAACTCAAGCTCTGCATTTGTTGAGCTATGATTTGCACTTGCTACTTTTAAAACCTGACCAGCAGAACCAGTTGTAGATGGTAATTTAAGAGTTACATCAGAGCTTGGATTAGCTGCTGGACTATGTAAAATTGTGCCGTTACCAGAAGTGTGTTTTAGTTTTATTGCTGCCATAATTAACTAGGTTTTGGGTTGTCAGTTTTAACCTTTTCACAGGCTGCATAGTATGCCTCTAGTTTAGTGGAATCTCCCTTACTATTCCAGTACATTGCATCTGCAAAGTCTCCCAAAGGTGGATATAAAGGTTGTCTATCAGTTTTGTATTTTACTTTTGCTGCTTGTTCATCTAGCTCAGTTCTAGCCTTTGTTACAAGACTGTCATCAATACTTACAAGGTTATTATCTTTATCAAATGCACCCAGACTATCTACAATACTTACGACTGTGCCAGAATATGCTTTGTAAATTGCTTCATGGTCTAAAGTCATTAAACAACAACCTCAATAGCGTTAAAATATTGCCAATTGTAATAAGTGGTGCTTCCACCTCCAGAAGATGTCCACCCTACATAGGCAGTACCAGAAGAACCAGCAGTTCTTGCATGATACAAAGTAAAAGTCATTTCGCTTGTTGTACCAGCTATTTGCTCATAATGTATATTGACCATGTGCCAAGCATTGTCTTGCCCAGCAGCAATACCTTGTTCTTGATTAGAGTCTAGGCTTGTGCCATTGTGTATTCTAAATTCATGTTGGATTCCACTATTATCATGGTATTGTGCAACACGCCCATCAATAATTATTTTATTGTTTGCATTTGTAGGTGTTATATCAATGTGGATTCCTGTAGTTGTGTAAGTGCTTGAGTTAGTTGATGCTCTATTATTTATATCTGCTATTATTCCAGACTTATATTGAATCACACTTCCTGAAGGTAAAGCAGAACTTGTGATAGCACCACTCGCTAAATCAGCAGAAGTAATAGAACCATTTACAATATTTGCTGAATTTATTTGTAATCCAGTAATTGTATCGTTTGAACCGTTAAGTACTAAAGCCATTATGGAAGCGTTACAACTGAAGGACTATTTATTGTTAGTGTAGCATTAATTGTAAGAGGAGAAGCTACCAAAGCGTTATGATTTGAAGAAATTGTGTAGTCGTTATCCATAGCATTTTCTGATTCAAAAAATATTTGCTCACCGCCTCCACCAGTACCACCGCCACCGCCACCAGCATCTGCGTATTCAAGCTGACCAACTGCGGTTGCTCCACTGCCAGAAATACTTTTTACTTTTAAAACTTTATCAGCAGCAATTTGATTGTCAGGCAAAATTAAAGTATAAGATTGACCAGCACTATGGGCTGGAGATTTAATTTTTACACCATGACTATTTTGATTGCAATTAAGTTGTAAAGTACCATCATTTGTATTTCCTTTAATTTCAAAAAGTCCTGTTCCGTTTGGTGTTACTTTTATATTCCCGTTAGTTGTAGATGTATTAATTTCTCTTGTTTGAACATCTAAGTTACCACCTAACTGTGGTGATGTATCATCAACCACGTTTGATATACCACTTGTTCCGCTTAATGAAGTCCAAACACCATTATTATAGGCTTCTATTTGGTTTAATTGGCTATTATGTCTAATCATACCAACAGCAGCCGGATTATCTCTCTCGCTTGTATCTCCGCTCGGTAAAGTTATTGAAGATGTAATGTTATAAGTTGCCCTTGCTGTAAATGTATTTGCTGAAGATAAAGAAGCATGACCAAAGTTTGTTTGACTTACATCACCTAAAGAGACAAAAGCGTTGTTGGCAGCGTTTCTTATTTTTAAAGTATTACCATCAATGTGTTGCGTATAAGCTGCAACACCGATTGAGGGGTCACCAGAGCCTTGATTAGTTGTGCTTAATGCAGCAATTATTTGATTTAACTTTGTTCTTACAACAAGACCAGTACCGTTATCAACGGTAAAACCAGAACCACCAGTATTATCGACTCTTGCCATTTATAAAGTAGTAATTGTTTTTAGTATATCTGTTTTATCCACCTTTACCAAACCCAATAGCAGTAAAATTAAAATTTCTATTTACTGAAGCACCAGAACTGTTTTTGAATTGTACTTTGAATGATGAAGCGGTGATGTCAGACAAAGTGAAGAAATCCCCTGCTTGTAGATCACTTGCCGTAATTCCTATTGATGGAAGCTGTGTGTTTGCACCTAAAAGACTACTTGTGCCGACAAAAAATGGAGAATCAAAAGTAACAGTGGTTAAGCCACTAGATGTCTGACTTCCTGACTCTGTTCTTCTTTGTAAACTTGCTGTATATCCTAATTCTGTGACTTGTATTGTTTGGGCTGAATCATTTGAAGTCAAAGTAGCTCTAAATTTAAATCCTCTACCTTTATAAAGTCCATTTGCAAAAGTTTGAAAACCTTTGTAGCTTGCAGAACCAGAACTAGGGTCATCATCAGTTACATTAACTTCTAAAATCGCATTAACATCTACACTATCTGTACCATCAAAATCTTGCAAACTATCAATCAAACCTCTACTGTCTAATAAATCATTCGGAAATATAGCTTGTGATTTCATGTGCCTTTTAAGGTCTAAAGCAAACACACCACCTAAATCTAAAAAAGTACCACCAGCACTACCACCAAAACTATATGTTCCAGAGGGGGCAACACCTCCAACAAAGTCAATACTTGTTTCATTGTCAAAATCAGTAATAGTATCAAATAAACCAACACCAGCTAAAGTCAATGAATTTGAAGCACTGTCAAAAGCTGTATTTACTTTTGTTCCTTGAAATTTTGGGTTGTCGTTATCTTCTCTTCTTGTTTGTGCAATTAGTGCTGGAAGTGGGTCAGGTGGATCAATAATTACAGATGTTTCACCAGTACTAAAACGACCACCATCATCTTGGGATCTTAATATCACTTCACCAGCTAAAATTGGTATTTCGACAGAACTTGTATTACCAGCAACCGCAGTTACAAGGTCAGTTGCATTTGAAAAAGTACCATTTCCTGATGTATCTGGTGTGTGTCTTATAAAAATTTTACCCCCTGCGATCACATCTGCCTCTGTTGGTGGGTTCCATCTAAGCCTTGCAAGTTTATCTGTTAAAGGTTCATAAGTTAGACCTGTGATGTTAGCTGGTGGGGCAGTTTTACCGACAGCTTCAAAAGTAAGCTCTGCTGGTGTTCTTGATGGTTGTCCTAAAGCATTAAAACTGAATACTCTAAATTCATAAGTACCAACATCAGTATTAAATATTTCAGCATTACTTGATGGGCTTTCTATAGTTTTAAAATCTCCATTGTTAGCTCTGTACTGAACCTGATATTTTGAGACACCAGCTTGAGGTTGCCAATCAAGAATTATTTTAGGAACAGCAGTTCCATTAATAACTACAATTTTTTCTGAAGCTGATAATCCCTCTGGTGGATCTTTTACTTCAGTAAGAGTTGTTATATTTCTTGTAGGTAAAGCTGTGCCATCTTCAACAAAGGCATATTTTCCAGAATCATGAGACAAAGCCGTAATTGCAAAGGTTTTATCTTCATTTTCTTTAACACTAATAACTCTCCAAGTAGTTGTTTCCAAACTTGAAGTTTCTAATATGAATGGTGCGTGTTGATTTGGTGCAGCACTAAAAGCGGAAGAGACAGTTATTGTTGTTCCAGAAATATTACTGATTGTTTTTTGCTCAAGTGAGCCATCAGGCAAAATCACAGAAATTGTAGGACTTGCACCAAGACTAGGAATATCTGTATTAGCAGAATCATCTAAAACTACTGTTGTTGTATTGGTGACGCTTTTTAAAAGACCACCACGCCTTACACCAGCTTTAAGTCTGTCAGATATTTCTATTACATCACCACAGCGAACTAGCACTCCAGCAGCCGCAGTTGTTGAGAAACTACAAGTCTCTCCAGAGTTTTGTTCATTGTATAAAAACCAACGTCCTAATCTTCTTGCCTGATTTCTGCTAGTTGTGGCAAAAGCTTTAATATTTTTAACAACAATTCCATATTTAGCTTGCGTGGCGGCATCAGCCTCAACTGTTTCTATATCTATTTCTTGGGTTGTCATATCGAAATAGCTAACATTGATGACTGTATGCCTCGACTTTAGACTTGAACCAGCATATAAAAAACCCTCTTCAGTGACGTTTGCATTTGTAAAAATGTATGAGGCCGATTTTGGTGCGTCTTGAGATATGGCTATACCACCAGCAGAATAAAATGGCATTACTCTCATTACAGAACAAAGAGAATTTATTAATGTATAAGCTTCCTGTTGCTGTGTGATATTTACATTACAACTAAATCTTGGCTCGGTAGAGCCATCACCATTACCAGCATCAACAGATGCTCCGCAATACTCACTTACTGTTTTAAAACTAAATTTATCAAGGTTTGATTCTGGGATACCACAGCCAGCCCTTGTGTCTATAAGCAAGTCATAAAGTATCCAAGCTGGGTCTGTTGTCCACTCTTTATCTGTTTTAAATGTTCCGTTAAATGTACTTGAATATGTTATTGCACCTGTCTGTAAATTAACTGTTGCATTATGTGGAATTTTTACTTTGCGACCCCTAATTCTATAAACTCTTTTTGGGATTCTTGGGAACTGTTCAGCATTAAATCTAAGTGCAACATGAGCAGTATTAGGGTAAGCATTTTGTTCAAAAATTATATTAGTTGCTTGATTGAATTGAAAAGCATTAACTAAAGTTGAATCTGTACTATCTGCTGTAACTCTTTCGACTCTTACTGCAACAGGAAAAGAAGTTGTTGAGCTAAATTTTACTAAATAATCTCTAAAGTAAGCATTTGTTGATCTGCCTTCAACTGTGTCATTAATTACTGTGGTAGTAGTTCCATCATTCTCAATAGTTTTTATTAATAAATTTACTGATACCCCATTTATATCACCATTATCTTCAAACTTTTGCATTGACGGGAATCTTAGAGTGACTCTGACAGCATTAATATTTGATTGACTTACAGTATGAGTAACAGGGGTAGAGGTAGTAACAGTTGTACCAATTACAGTTTCAGTTTCAATATTTGATATTCCCTCTATAAATGTTTGATTTGCTGTACCTACTCTAAAATCAAAACCAACATCTTTGAAATTAAAATCACTATCTTGTGGTGCTGTATTACTTGCAGCCTCTTGTAAGACTTGTGTACCATTTAAGAAAATATCTTTTTTAAAAGCATTAACATATGCAGTAGATGTTTTATCAGTTATACCAGCTTTTGACGCTGTTGCTGATCCTTCTATTTCTCCTTCACCAAGTAGCTCAACTATTGTATTAAATTGCTTTGAAGATAATGCACCACTTGGTAAATCAGGATTATTAAAAACAGTATTTTGGTCAAACTCTTGTATAGCCATTAGTTGTTACCTTCTACCTGTACAGTATCAACACCATTAGAAACAACAATACTTCCAACTAAAATTTCACCATATACTAAATTTACTGGAACCCCTGCATTGCTTATATTGGTTAGCCCTGTAAATGAATAGTTTGAGGCTAAAGCTGCTGGATCTAAACTGTCTTGTCCGTTAGTTGGGTTAAAAGTTTGTTGCTGTGGTGAAAGCATACTTGTAACACCATCAATAAGCATACTTGTTCCAATAGCACCTAAAGCATTAACAATTAAGGAACTTCCAATAAATTTTGGTGCTACAAATTTTAAAGCTGCACCAATAATAAAATTAAAAAAATTACCATGAACTAAGGGAATAATTTTTATATCATCTTGTGTATTTAGATTTAATAAATCCTCTGTTATAATTTTTGCACCAACTTGTATGGTGTATAACTGATCGGCCATATGTTTTTCTATGCCTTTAAAATTACAAATTAAAAAACTTATTGCTTCTCTTGGTGTATTAAGATCAACTTCAAATTCAGCTTGACCAAGAAACTTTCTTAAAGTGCCGTAAACTTTTATTTTTTTAAGCATCTATTTCATCAGGTCTGATTACTGCTATTTTATCTGATTTTGGCGAAACAAGATAAAAAGTTAAGTCTATTGATTTACAACTACATTTATCGGCTTCAGAAAACTCTAAAATATCTTGTGGGTGGCTATGAACAACTCCAATAATTTCATCAACTAAATCCTCAACATCTGCATAATCTAAAGGGTCAATTACAAAAGATTCTAATTTTGCCTCGTTTGATATATTTTTACAAGGATAATATTTTTGTTCATTATTTTTTAAACCAACTAAACCGCAGGATTCATTTGGGTCACACTCTTTTGCATGATTTATGGCATCTTGTTTCCAACTGTAATCGGTCATCTATTTATGAATGTACCAACACCAGCAAACTCATTTCTTGTTACCTGTCTTGCTGGTAATTTTTTATTAGCTTGATCCAAAGCCCCGACAAGCTCAAACTGTACAATCTCTCTTGATTCACTGGTTTTTCTATCAATGAAAAATATTTCTTGAGGTAACTCATTTGAAGATGGAGTGCCAAATGGATTGCTACTACTGGGAAAGTTTGCTGCATCTAGCTCACTTGCATGAGTTGTGATTCTGGTTAATTTTGCATCTGCCAAATCATTATGAGGAGTCGTAAGATTTACAATAATTAATAAATCTGTAACTGTTAAAACTGATCCACTTCTTGCAATTCCTCCCAAATTAGCAACAGTTAAAGTCGGTCTTGGTACTTGACCTCTTCCTGTAAACTCTGCTCCTTCAAAGGTAATAGGTAAACGCTGGTAAGTATTACCCTGCCAAATTATTTCTGCATTTGAGTTCATATTTGAACCAGCATGAAATCTGTAAACTGTAGGAACATTTGATGGGTTTCCTGTTGCATAGTGCAAACCCTCTACAAGTTCTAAAACAAACAGTTCAATCCTTGCACTAGGATTTAATTTTTGTAGTTCAGATACTGGGATAGCCATTAAGGTTCTGCAACTTGTTCAAAAGTTAAATTCATAGTAACTCTATTATTTAAAATTGCTGTTCTACTTCGTCTTGTACATATAAATTTTAAAGCAGAGGAATGATGTGGCGGTGTAAAATCAAAGTTTGCTTGATCATCAAATCTTGCATCTAAAAAAGTGTCTATTGTATCTGCGTCAGTTGTTGAAACATTAAAATTTAGAGTTAAAGTAATTAATCTTTTATTTGCTGGTAATCCTTGAACTAATCTTTGTTCATAGCCATCACCTAACTTAATTCTCAAACTATCTTGTTCAACGGTTTCTTGTGTTGAATATTGTGGTGTAATACTTGGAAAAGTAGCCATTATGCAAGTAAACCTCCCGCACGTTTTTGTTTGATTAGTTCAGTTTGTATTGCAACAGCAATTTGTTGCCCTAACTCATTACCACCAGCAGATGAGCCACTGACAGCACTACCTGAAGCATCTACATTTATTGAAATATTGTTCACAACAGAATCACCACCTCGACCTATTTGACTATTAGGAATTATATTGCCACCTTTAGAACCCATTTGCAAAATTTCAGCACCACGTTCTCCAACAACATAAGTACCACCAGCAGATACCCTTCCACCTCTTTCTTTACCAAATAGACCAGATAAGAAACCACCAAAAATGCCGCCACCTCCACCTTTCGGCATTAAAGCCTTACCAATACCACTAATTGCTTTGTTTAATGCAATATCTAATAATTTGTTTTTAAGATTATTGAGGACACCAGATATTGCTTGTCCAAAGGTTTTACTTCCATTTATTGCGTCCCTCAATCCACTTACCAAATCACTTCTCACAGATTCTCCAATACCTTTGAATGTTTCTCTTAATTTTTCTGCCTCTTCTCTTGCCTGTTTTTCTGCTGGTGTTATTGCCTCAACGCTTGTTTTTATCGCTCCATTTGTTTGTACTATTTTATTTTTTGCATCTAATTGTTTATTATTTTCATCTGTTATCAATTGTTCAAGTTCAAAAAATTCAATAGCTCCATCTTTTACCTCTCCTAGTTTTTCTTTCAGACCTTTAAATGGATTTTCAAATGTTGGTAAAGCAATATCTAAATTAAATTGTGGCAATTCAATTCCACCAAGTAATTTTTTTATTGGTTCTGGAATTAAATCAACTAATCTTTGAAAAGCATTTCTAAAACCTTCAACTAAATTTTTGGCGGTTTGTGCAACTGATTTTGAGATTCCCACAAAAAAATTTACTACTGGTTGTGTTGCTTTAGTAAATGCCTCAATAATATTATTTCTTAAAGTAATAACATTCCTGATAGTTACTGCAACTACTTGACCAATAACTTTGCCTATAAACTCTGCCCTACCTACTAAATCTGTGATTGCCTCTTTAATACCTATCCACCCTTGTTCTAAATTAAATAATGTATTTGTAGCGTCTATACCTAAAGCCTGACCAATAACAGTGCCAAGCTGTTTAACAAATCCTACTATCAACCTTATTGGTGCAAGAATACCAATCTCAAAAGCACTTTTTAAAGCTTCAACAGTAACAGCAGTAACTTTTATAACTTCTCTTATTGCAATTCCAAACTCAGACCCTTCTGTTGTCAGATTTGTAAACGCAGCCCCTAATCTTTGTATTTGTCCCTGAATTGTATTTTGTGCTTCAAATGCAGCTTTAGCAGCTTTTCCTTGTGCATTAGCTTGATTCTCTAAATTTTTATTAAAAGATACTAAACCATCATTTAACAATGGTTGTATTGCCGTAAGTGCTTCAACACTTCCAAATAATTTAGATAGATTCTCTGCACTTGCTCCACCATTTGCAACTATATCCTCTAAAACTCCACTAAGTCCTTTTGAATTTAAAGCTGCGGCACTAAAGTCAATGCCAAGTTTTTCTGCAATTTTTGAAGCTTCACTTGTAGGTTTTTGTATTGAAGCAATAACTTGTCTTAATCCAGCAAAAGTTGATTCAACAGGAACACCAGCCGCAGTTACAGATGAAATAGCAGCGTTTAATTCTTCAATGCCTATGCCAGCACCAGAGGCTATTGGTGCGATACGACCAATCTGTTTTGCATATTGATCTACAACAATTTTACCGTCATTCTGAGTTTGGATAAATCCATCAATCAATTTTGCGGCTTTATCTGATTCAAGTCCATAAGAGTTAAGAACTGAAGTAGTAGCATCAGCAACTGTAGCTAAATCAGAAAATCCACCAGTCGCACCTAACT